GTGGAATGGTACGGAAACGGCCCTGCGGAGACCTACTGGGATCGCCAGCATGGTGCAAAGCTGGGCATTTACCAGAACAAGGTTGCAGACAACATGGCACAGTACCTTGTGCCGCAGGAGTGCGGTGCAAAGACCGCTGTGCGCTGGGCAAAGGTAGTGGACCGCAAGGGTCGCGGGCTGCTGTTTACCGCAGATGCCGCAAAGCCCATGTTCTTCTCTGCACTGCCCTACACTCCCCATGAAATGGAGAGTGCCAAGCACCCCTACGAGCTGCCCCCGGTCCATTACACGGTCATTCGTGCTATGGGTGAGCAGATGGGCGTTGGCGGCGATGACAGCTGGGGTGCCAATGTCCACCCGGAGTATATTCCTGATGTGACCAAGCCCGTGGAGTTCACCTTTACGTTCCGTGGCATCTGATGATTGCCCGCAAATGAGGTGTTCTCTGTGAAAAAAGCGAAAGATCAGCCTGAATCTGAACTGGCCGAAAAAGAGCCAACACGATAAACGAAATCCGCCGAGGATTCTTCCCGTTTTTTCGGGAGGAGTCCTCGGCGGATTTTTTAGTTTATGTTTATCGTGGGTATCAGCTCAACATTACCTTCAACTTCGACCTTACGCCGTACATTGAAGGGGATGATGCAGCAGCCTGCTGAAAAACCGGCCTGCAAACATTCCTTTTTGAAAACGGTGTAAAGTCAAAAGTTGGGGGTTGTATAGGAACCGCCTGCAAAAGCCTAAAAACGGTGCAGGAGAAGCAATGCAGCCCCCAAAAACCAACTTCAGCAAAAAGAAAAGCACCGTACTTCCAACGAAGTACAGTGCTTTTTTGGTGGACTTTCCCTGTCCAAAAACGAACACTCTTCTTCACCAAAATCAGCAGATTCCAGTGCAATTTCAACCTCTTCCGGGGTAACATCCGTAAAGCCAAAAACGATCTTCAGGCGGTCGTCATCGTACAGGTAGACCGCCTTCAGGAAGGTGCGGAACAGCTCACGGGTAAATTCCTTGTCGTACACGTCGCCGTTCCGGAACAGGTGCAGCGTGTCCACCAGAACATCCCGGTCAAGGTGCACGATCTGCGCCCGGGCTTCCCGAATCTGGCGCTCAAGGGTGGCCTGCTGCTCTTCCAGCGCAAGCATACGATCACGGGTGGTCTCGGTGATGATGCCTGCCTCAATGGCCTTGAGCAGATTGGAAACGGACTTTTTGACCGCATCCAGCTCCGCCTGCAGGGCGTCGATGTGCAGGGCACGGTCCTCCGCCTCCCAGTAGGCCACGGCATGGTCAGCGATCCAGTCAATCATGTCGTCGGTCAGGCAGTACATTTTGATTGCCTGCGCCACTGCGGGCTCGATCACGTCCCGGCGCACAGCCTTTTTGCTGCAGGGGCCACCGGCACGATGATTCTGGCAGGTGTAGTAGTAATGCAGCTCACCGTTTCGGCTGGTTCCAGAGATGCCAGACATGGGGGCCCCGCACTTTCCACAGCGCAGTTTGCCGGTCAGTAGATAATCCTCCGCTCCGGGCCGGTGCTTGCCGTTCTGAGGGTTCTTTTTCATGCTGCACACCTCCTGCACTTTGTAGAAAAGCTTATCGCTGACGATGCGTGGAATGCCTCCTGGAATGCGTACCTTGCCGTAGATGTAGATGCCCAGATATCGCTCATTGTGACACAGCGTGCAGAAGCTGCCTTTGTTCCAGGCGCTGCCGGTCGCTGTCCGGATGCCACGCTCGTTGAGGTCCCGCGCGATGTCTGCAAAGGGCTCATAGGCTGCCACACGGGTGAAGATCTCCCGCACAATGGCTGCTGCAGGCTCATCCAGCGACACGCGGCCATCCTCGCCCCGCTTGTAGCCCAGGGGCTGCCGGCCGTTCGCCATGCATTTGCTGGCGTTGTCATACAGGCCCCGGGTGATGTCTTCGGCCATGTTTTCGGAATAAAATTGATTCACATTCATCATGCTGCGCAAGGCAAACCGCCCGGCGGCGCTGTCGTCGAAGTCCTCCTCCGCATAGCAGACCCGCACGCCGCAGTCCTGCAGGCGGCTCTCGTTTACCAGCGCCTGCATCATATTGCGACCGATCCGGTTGCTCTTCCAGGCAAGCACCACGTCAAAGCGGCCTTTTTCGGCGTCTTTCATCAGGCGTTGGAAGCTGGGACGGCGGTCCGTCTTGCCGCTGATTGCTCGATCTTCATACACGTCCACCACACGCACACCCAGCTGCTGGGCGTGGGCTTTGCAGGCATCCACCTGCTGCTCAATGGACGCTTCCCGCTGGCTGTGGGAGGAGTACCGGGCATAGATCACCGCCCGGCTCCCGGCCAGATCATCCTTTTTTCGCTTTGCGTTTTCCATTTTGCCCTCCAAACCGGTATACTTTGACAAGCCTGCCTTTTTGGAGTACAATAACAATTGGTTGGGTCGTCTTGTACCCTTGTGGGCAAGCTGCTCTGTAAACGCTCTCGGTGTTGGTAGCACCGGGGGCGTTTTTTATTCTTCCAGCGGATCTTCATCCGCGAGTTCAAGCAGCCTTGCACTGGATTCCCCCAGTGCTGAAAGCTGTTCATCGCTCATGTAAGGTGTAAACTCGCTGAATGAGTCATGAAATTTTGTCGCCCAGTTGTTCCGGGCTTTTTGGGTTTTTAGTGATTGTATTTTTGTTTTATATTTTTCTTCCGCACGATGAATCAGCTTCTTCACTGCTTCATCTCGAAAATCCAGATTCCGATATTTCTTCAAATCTGAAGCTCTACCCTCTGCCACTCCATATTTTTCGCACTCTTCGAGTTCCAGCAGACGGCCAACGCAAAAATCATAACGCGTGAAAAAAGTAGAAGGCTCCGTAGTCGTCTGAATGATTTTATCACTTTCCTGCACTTGCTTTAAAAGTTGCGGCGCAAGCAGTTCCGCATTTGAACGAGAATCAACAAGCCCTATTTGCCCCATCCATTCGGTATCGGGAGAGTAGCGCTGTTTAGTAGCATCATCCGTGCATTCTTCCATCTCGTAATTCTGTTCCGCGTTACGTTTTGTTTTCGGACGTGTAATCGTATTGAATATCATAAAAATCAAAACCATCACAAAGAACGGAATCGCAAAGAAGAAAAACAAAACCAGCAACACTGTGCCTGTCATTCCTTCAGTCTTGTCCATTCCCGCAAGCGACATCGCAGGGAAAATCGCACCCACTACGCAGGATACCGTCAGCTGCTTTTTCGTAAGACTGGCATTTTCCCAGCTCGAGGAAGAGTCCTCAAAGGTCACCATCGTTTTATTTTGGGATTGATAGCTTCTTTTTCTGCGGACGCTCGTGTGAGAAAGAGACTTCGCAAGCCGATTTGCACCACGGTCAAAAGATCTCATTGCATTCGCATATTTCTTTGAATATCCAAACGATTTATTCCTTCTTGACACTTCAAATTCCTCCAAGTCTCATGTTTACACAAGTCCGCGGCAGAATCCCACAGCCAGCCCCTCGATCTCAATATCTTCAAGGTCCGGTCCAGTGTAAAACATTGGCGGGCAAACAGACGGATTGTCCGCAATCAGCTGCACCACACCATTCTGGTAATAACAATGCTTGAGTGTGGCTTCCTCGCCGATACGCACCGCTGCGATCTGGCCCTGCTCCACTTCCGGCTGGCTGCGGATGCACACCACATCACCGTCGCAGATGGTCGGAGCCATGCTGTCGCCGTGGCATTCCAGCGCAAAGTCTGCGTGCCATGCCGCCGGAACGCCGATGTAGCTCTTGACGTTCTGCTCCGCCGTGATCGGGGTGCCGCACGCAATACTGCCGATCAGGGGCACCTGCACCATCTCCGGCATCTCGATAAATCCCTTCGGGATGGTATGTCCAAATTCTCTTTCAGCGGGTGCAGTCCAGCCATCCTTTGCGCGCACATCACTTTTGCCCAGCATGTAGTCAATTGATGTTTCATAAAAATTTGCTAAATCAATCAGAGTTTCAGAGTTGGGCTGACGGGCCCCCTTTTCATAATTTACATAGGTTGTATATGGCATTCCCAGCTGTTCAGCTGCCTGCTTCATGCTAATGCCACGTTCCTTCCGGAGTTCAGAAATTCGATTCATACGCGTACCTCCTTACGCCCTCTGTGTATTATATTACACATTTTGAGTAAATAGTCAACTGAAATACCCGAATTGGGCAGTATTAACAAAAGAATGCTGTTCGATTTGGGTAATTTTTTACTTTACAATTATTCAAAACGGGTATATCATATTGGCAGTTACTCAATTCGAGTAACATTCTACACGGAAAGGAGAAATCGAAATTGCTCTACCCGAACATCAATGCAGAACGAAGCCGGAGAAAGCTGACCATTGAAGCCTTCGCTCAGGCTTTGGGAGTTACTCGTAAAACCGTCTACAACTGGATGGTTCACGGAAACATCCCGCAGTCCAAGCTCGAAATGATGGCCGAAATGTTCAACTGCTCCATCGACTATCTTTTGCAGCGCAACATCTAAGAGATAGGGAGTGACCATGGAAATCATTATCACAAACCACCCGCCCGGGCCGGGAGACATCCCGGAAGAGCACGGCAAGGCACTTGGCCGCACCCTGTGTGGGATGTACCAGCGCCTGATTGCCACCCCGGAGGGCCGGGCCAAGCTGGCCGCGCAGAAAGCGCGGCGTGAGAAAGGAGAAACCGCATGAACACCACAATCATCCCCGCCCGTGAGCGGGCACAGGCTCCCATTGGCCTGCCGTACATTGCGCCGCTCATGGCGCACGCCTGGTTCCGATGCGATATCACCGCCGGGTCTGGCATCTACAAGCTGGGCCGAGATGTGGCCAGGCTCAAGTCCGTGCCCATCCAGATCTTTGTGGACGGCGAGTGGCACACCGTTCGTGGCTGGGACAACGATAAGTGCTACCCCGCGTGGCAGCGTGGGCTGAATCTGGAAGAGGAGGCAGAGGCATGAACGCAAAGCTCTACATCGACAGTGAGGACTCGACCATCAAGATCGAAGGTAGTCCCAGCGACGTGCTGCATCTTCTGGTGTGCGCAATCGCCCAGATTCTGAAGAGCTATTTCCCGGACGATTTTGAGCGGCAGATGGGCTGGGCGTCTGGACTGCTCTACAACACGATCCGCGCGCTGAAAGAGGAGGACGACGATGAAGATTAAATCTACCGTTTTGCAGGTGCTGGCAGCCGCCAGTCTGGGCGCAGGCCTGCTGTATGCTATGGGCATCGAGGGCGGGGCCCAGCTGGGCGGCACGATCACCGACGGCGAGTTCACCACCGCCATGGTGCTCATTCTGGCTGCCCTTGCCCTGATGCGCATCAGCTTTGCCGTGCAGGACGCCGATGAGCGGGCCAGCAAGAAAGTCCACAAGGAGCCCCGCAACACCGTCAAGGGCAAGCGGAAGGTGGGGTAACCCCCATGCCTGACCTTGTCAACAATGCCTTTTGGTATACGGTCTGGGACGCCAAGAGCGGTGACCTGATTGCCAGCGGCACGGCTGCCATGTGCGCCCGGCGGCTGGGCTACGCCAGCGCCAACAGTTTTGCCGCTTCCGTCTGCCACTGGCTCAAGGACGGCAGGCAGCACGTCAAGTACATTTGTCAGCGGGAGCTCATCCCGCGCAGCGAGGTGGACAGCCTGACGCGCAAAACAAAAAGGCCCGCCCGTGTTCGCAGCACGGACGAGCCCAAGGGTGATGGATTCTCTACTCCCCATCACCCCGAAGAATAACACACTTTGGAGGTTTTTACAAGCATGAAAGGTATTCTGATCGAACCGGGCCGCGCCCCGGAACCGGCAAATCTGCCGGACACCCTCTCCGCTATGGAGGCCCGGCTTGGCGGCACGGTGGAGCATTACATCTTCCCGCGCACCCCGGCGGTGCTGTTCTTCCGCACGGCAGGTCAGCCGGTCAACCGTGTGGTGCGCGGCCAGCCCCTGTGCGGCCCCATCTTCTGTTACGGCTGGCGTGGCGGCGACATCAAGCCGCTGTCCGGCGCTCTGCTCACCGAGATGCTGGACCGCCTGAAGGACACGGAGGTGCGGGTATGAGCACCTACATCTGCAAGTGTGGGCGGAGAGTGAAGAAGTCCACCAATGCCGACAACACCGGCAACCGCTTGGAAGGGTACGGCCCGGGCCATGAATGCTATGGCTGTCCCTACGCTATGCCGTGGGGCGGTAACGAGTGGAACGAGACTGCCAAACGTTTCGTGCAGGATATTAAGGGCTACGAGTGCCGGATGAGTAGAACGCTCTCATATGGCTCCCTCTTCATCGGCTCGACCAAAGACAAATGCACCTGCTCTGTGTTCAGCCTGGATTTCGACTTTCTGGAACAGATCAGTACATGGGTCAAAGATACTTTCTCTCAGGGCGAACTCACGGGCGGCTTTTCTCGAGACGAGATTCGCCCCACTGATTACTCCCACAATGGCCGCTACTGCTGTACATTCGTCTGCGCTGCCAACAAAAAGGGCATTTCTGCCAAAGCAGCTCTATTGGCTCGGTTTTTCAATCCGGATGGCAGCCGCAAGGACATGACCCCGCAGCAGGAAATGGAAAAGGTTCTGGCCGATATCAGAAAGGCCACTCAGGCAAAGGAGAAACTGGAATGTACGACGATGGATTCTGCGGCCCCGTCCGAGAATGCGGGCACTTCTTTTGCAACTGGTGGTGTGCCTTTATCGAATGGAACTGGGTCGATGACGGAGCCTGTCCATTCAGCCCCGCAGGACAAGCCACTGGCTTTCCTTCCGGAGACCACCATCCCGGAGTTTGACTACTCAGGCTTGCCCGAACAGACCGTGGAAAATCTGCACTTTGCCGAGGATGAGTACCACCACGGCAAGCAGATGGCCGAGCGTGGACTGGTACATATGGGCAATGCCATTGCCGCTGCGCATGATGAGCTCGTCGCACAATGCGACAAGCACAGCAACCAGCATAGTGAAGATACTTTCCGTGCCTGGTGCCTTTCCATCGGCATCACCAAAGATAGTGCCTACCGGCTGTTGCAGGTTTCTGCCCTGATGGACGGCAGCAGCCCCCGCCAGCGGGCCATTCTGGAAGCCCTGCCGCCGACCCTGCTGTATGCCGTGGCAAAGCCCAGCGCTCCGGCAGAGCTGGTGGAGAAGGTCAAGAACGGTGAGGTTTCCACGAACAAGGAGTATCAGGATTTGCTGAAGGAGAACCAGCAGCTGCGCACTGACCGGGTAAACGCCATGAATCAGGCCGAGCGGGAAAAGCAGCGTGCCGATGCCGCCGAGGCCCGGGAGGAAGAGGCCTGGAAGTTACAGAGCAAATCCGAAGCCAAGGCCAAGGACGCCGAAACCGAGCTGGAAGCCGTGACGGCAGACCTGAACGGCCTGTACGACCGGGCAGCGCAGGCGGAAGCCAGGAACACCGCCCTGCTGGATGAGCGTGCCGAGTACGTCCAGCGCATCAAGGAGCTGGAGAGCCGGCCCATTGAGGTGATGCACGACCCGGAGGAGACCGACCGGCTGGCCCATCAATATGCCTATGGCATTGCGGCGGACATGACCGAGGAGCTGCGCACCAAGAACAACCAGCAGTCCCAGACCATTGCCGCCCTGCAGAAGGAGCTGGAAGCCGCCCGCAGCACCAACGGCTATGACCCGCAGTCAGATCTGGAAACGGTCTGCGCCTGCATCGGCAGCATGGAACAGATGTGGGGCACGGCCCTGCCGGCCTACGAGCGCCTGACCGGCAAGGACCTGCGCACCGCCACGGATACCCTGCAGGATGTGATCGGCCGGCTTTACGGCGACATAGCCCGCACTGCGGAAGATGGGGAGGACTGACCATGAACCCGATGTATGATCTTGCCCTGGACGGCTACGGCCCGCCACTGGAGCCGCCGGACGACTACTATTTTGCCGACAGAGAGGAGCCTGCAGAAGATGACGAATGAACTGACTGTCCGGGTGGAGCACCCGGAGCTGCCTGCGATCCGGTGGAACGAGGCCGAGGTGCAGCAGAATCTGACCGAGATGCTGGCCGCCTACACCGGGCGGGTATACACCCCGGAATCCATCAAGGACGCCAAGGCCGACCGGGCCGCCGTGAACAAGCTGGACAAGCAGCTGGCCGACGCCGCCCGGGGTGCCAAGGCCTTTTACACCAAGCCGCTGGAAGAGTTTTTACAGCGCACCAAGCAGATGCAGGCCCAGTGCAAACAGGTTTCCGGTGCCATTGACCAGCAGGTCAAAGCCGTGGAAGAAGCCGAGCGGCAGGACAAGGCCGACGCCCTGCAGGCCGTTTATACGGATTGTATTGGCGAGCTGCGGGAGCTGATCCCTTTTGACCGTCTGCTGGTGCCCCAGTGGCTCAACAAGAGCTATGACCTTGCAAAGGCAAGCCGGGAGCTGCGCAAGAGCGTGGAGACCCGGCGGGAGGAGCTGAAGATCATCCGGGACACCTGCGGCGAGGATGCCGAGAACTGCGTCCTGGAGTATCTGCGGGAGCTGAGCCTGAACAGCGCCCTGGCCGAGCACACCCGCCGCCAGAGCGCCCGGGAAGCCCGGCAGCGTGCCGAGGCCGAACGGCTGGCCGCAGAGCGTGCCCGGGCCGCTGCCCCGGTCATCCTTCCACCCAGCGAGGAAGAACGCCAGATCAAAGCAGAAGCCGCCGCAGAGGCTCAGAGCAACGCCTTTATCACGGCGTCCGGCCGGCTGGACTGCGAGGTGTTGCAGCGCTTTGCAGAGCCCGCAGCGGCCCCGCAGCCCGCCCGCAGGCGGTATTCCTTCTGGGTGGAGTTCACCCCGGAGGACATTGCATGGTTCAAGCAGGGGGCTGCAGAGCGCGGCTTCCGTTATGGTTCCGTAAAATAATTTTGGAGGTATTTACTTATGGCATTCTCTCGTCCCGGCGCACCCGCGCCCACCGCATCCGGTTCCGCTGCCAACGCCCAGGCGCTGGCCAACCGCTCCATCCAGAACGCTGCCCGTGCCGGCAGCACGGCCCTGCAGGCCGCTTCCCCGTCCGTGCCGGTGGAGATCACTGCGGCGGACGGCCAGCTGCTGAACCGTGAGGGCTCCATCGTCTACGACGGAGAAGCCGGCGGCGAGGTCCTTCTCGGCGGCTGGGCCAAGGTCTACCGCAAGGATCGCACTCGCGCCAGCTATGAGGAGGTCAAGCTGAGCGAGTACAACACCGGCAAATCCCTCTGGGCCGCCAAGCCCGCCACCATGATCCGCAAGGTAGCTCTGGTGCACGCCCTGCGGGAGGCCTTCCCGTCCACCTTTGGTTCCCTGTATGATGAGAGCGAGGTGCGGGTGGACGCCGAATCCACGGCCCGCGAGGTGGAGCCGGAGGAGTTGCCGGTGCTGGACCCCTATGCCGGTACCAGACGCCCCCGCAAGACTGCCGGCACGCTGATCCCGTCCCCGGAGGAGCCCGCAGCGGAGGGCGCTGCAGAGGATCCCTTTGCAGGCGGTGAGCCGGTATGATCATCCAGACCAAGACCGGCGTGCAGATCACCGGCGAGATCCGCAGCGACCCGGAAGTCCGTTCCGCCGGGCAGAAAGAGGTGCTGAAGTTTGACCTCAGGGCCAGCAGCACCAAGGGCCCCGACGGCAAATGGCAGAGCTTTTTTGTGGGCGTGAACGCCTGGCATGGCATTGCCGAGCGGGATGGCATGTATCAGAAGGGCGACGTGGTCACCGTGACCGCCCGGGAGCTGAAAAGCCGGGAATACAACGGCAAGACCTACTACAACGTGGACGCGGACAGCATCGTGCCGGATGATCTGGTGCAGCTGCGCTGGATGCAGCAGATGATCGACATGATGGCCCAGCCCGCACCCCCGCCGGAGCTGGAGCCCACCGACGAAGCAACGTCCTTTGACCCGCCGCCGGCATCCGAGCCCACACCGGTGCAGACCAGCCTGACCGGCGGCCAGATGTACGCCGGGGAGAACCTCTCTGACTACGCGCCCCGGCCCAAGCAGGAAGCTGCCCCGCCCGCCGGGGAGGACGCCCTCATTGATGACGACGCAGATGACCTGCCCTTCTGACCGCAAACGCTGTGCTATCTGGCGATACGGGCACTCTGCTGTAAGAAAGGAGGTCAGGCTGTGGGCATTGACCCATCACGCGGCTTTGTGGCCTTTCCCAGGGGCCTGACCGACTGGGAATGGTACTCGGAGCCCAACACCGCCCGGCTGTTTTTCCACCTGCTGCTCACATCCAACTGGCAGGAAAAGCAATGGCAGGGCATCACCATCCACCCCGGAGAGCTGGTCACGAGCCAGTCTCAGCTGGCAAAACAGCTGGGCCTGTCCGTCATGCAGGTGCGAACCGCAATGGAACATTTAAAGGTAACAGGCTGGATAACAGTCAAAGCAGGGCCAAAATACAGCATTGTAACGTTAAATAATTATGATTCAATTGTTGGTCGTAACAGGCAGGATAACAGTCTGGTAACAGGCAAGCAACAGGCTGATAACAACAACTTAACCATTGTAACAAAGAAACCATTAAAACAATCGTCGTCTGCGCACGCGTGCGAGACGCCTGAGACGAGGACGACGACCCACCAGATCGTGAATGAATTTGAATCCTGCATCTGTAAGCTGAGCGCCAGCGGGAAGGCAGAGCTGAACGGCTACGCTGACCGGCTGGGGCCGGAGCTGGTGCAGGAGATCCTGTCCAAGTGCATTGATCTGGGGGCCCGCAGCTGGGCCTATGTGCGCAGGGCGCTGGCGGAAGCCGAGGCCCAGGGGTGCAAGTCGGTGGAGGAGTACCGCCTGACCAACCCCATCGGGGCCGGGCGGAATATGCGGGTGGACCGGATAAGGCCAAGCGGGAACGACATCCTGGCCAACGCGACCCGCCGCAGGCCGCTGATCAAACCGGAGGCGGCTGCGGATAGCCTGGAGCAGAACCTGCGGCGTCTGAAGAAAAAAGAAGCGGCAAAGGAGGGCACGCCCGATGTACCGGAACCCTGAATACTACCCGGACCCCACCGCAGGCGCGGCCCTCCGGCAGCTGCGCAGAAAGGAGAACCGTTTGAACACCGGAAAACAATTTGAAGCGGACTGGAAGAAGTCCATCCCGCCGGATGCCTGGTGCTACCGCCTGAAGGACAGTGCGGCCACCTACTATGGCGGCAACGAGAACCTGAGCTTCTCCGTGGACAACATCTGTGACTTTGAGGTCTACCGCTATCCGCTGCACCATTACTTCGAGCTCAAGACCATCGAGACACCCAGCATCCCGCTGGAAAAGATCCTTGGCAAGTTCGACCGGGACAAGCAGCGGTATCACAAGCTCAAGCACATCATCGACATGGCCGCTGCGGCGTCCTACAAGGGCCAGACGGCCCATGTGGTGATCAACTACCGGGGCAGGGTCAACCGCACCTTTGCGGTGCCTGCCAGCGCCGTGCTGGAGTACATGCAAACCCAGACCCGCAAGAGCATCCCCTGGCAGTGGGCCGCCCTCAACGGCATCGAGGTGGCGCAGCACCAGCTGCGGGTGCACTGGCGGTATGACGTGGACGGACTGCTGAAGCAACTGGAAGGAGGAAACATATGACAATTGGAACCGCAATGCTTGGAGCCTTTCTGCTGCTCTGTTTTACCGGGATGTGTGCAGCCGCCATTTACGGTCTGGTATATCTCATGGTTGATCACCCCGTCATTTTATTTTCCATCGTGGCCGCAATCATTTTTGCAGGCTACACGGCTGTTTTTTACGTTGGAGGCAACGATACATGATCAAGAGCTGGACACCTGAGAGTGATACCCCGAAGCCGGGAGAAGCCGCCGGGGTGCAGACCGTCCGGGCGTGGTTTGAGCGCCTGCCCAAGATGCGGGCGCAGATCCGGCAGCAGCAAGAGCATATTGCCAGCCTGCGCAGCGCCGCCACCACGACTACCTCCAGCACCTCCGGTGCACCCGGGCACTCTGGCACCAGCGACAAGGTGGGTACCAACAGCGATTCGGCCATGGATGCAGAATCCCAGCTGGCTGACCTGAAATGCCGGTATGCCGAAATGCAGAAGGATGCAATTGAGGTCGCATACATGCTCCACGCTGACCCGGTGTCTGTGAAGCGCAGCAAGTGCATTGTGATGTTTTATGTAGAAGGTCACAAACAGAAAGACATTGCGCCGGAAGTTGGCTATTCCAGCCCCGGCAAAGTTTCACAAGCAATTTCAGATGGGTTACACCAGCTTGCTGAGCTTGTGGACGAACTGAATCTTAGTTGATTTTGTTTAATCCAAACAAATCAGTTGCCTTTGTTTTGTAACCCCGCCGGTATTTACAGGGTAACAACAAAAGGTTTATTCTAGTACCATCGGCAAAGCCGGAAAGGCAAACCGATGCACGCAGTCTCCGCACCGTGTCCCCGCTGCTTGACCACGCGGCGCGCGGGCTGCTTCTATGCCTGCATAGCTTATTGGCAAAAGCGCCAGCATAGCTGGAGAATGTGGTTCGATTCCACAGGCGGGAAAATGCGGCTGAAATCATTGCGCAATGTGACTAAGCCGCTCCTTTGTTCCGGTAGCTCAGCTGGTAAGAGCGGCGGCCTGTTAAGCCGATGGGCGTTGGTTCAAGTCCAACCCGGAACGCCATTTCGCCGCCAACCCCGTAGGCGGTCAGACCCTGACGCATGGGCCGACATCTCCCACCTTTGGCTTGCGTGCAAGAGGAGAGAAAGGTTATTCCTTCCCTTCCTCGCACAACCTTCCACGCGTGACGGAGGCCATGGAATCCGCAGGCGGGTTTGATAGGCTTTCCCGCCGGATGTGCGCCAGTAACCCTGCACGGAAACGTGCGGGGATTTTTATTTGCAGCCGTAGCTCAGACCGGCCAGAGCACCGGAGTTCTAATCCGGAGGGACGGAGGTTCGATGCCTCCCGGCTGCACCGTTGTGCGCCCTGTGAGGGGGCCCGCACGATAGCCGGGCATCTGGCGGCGAAAGTTCCGGATGCAGCAGCACACGCCCGTTTGTCTGTCCGATAAACTGAATGTAACTTGGATGCTGCTTATTTTTTGATATTCCCGCCGTCCGCAGGGGCGGCTTTTTTCATACCCCCGGGGCCTGCAAAGACCCCCGGGGTCATTTTGTACCCCGGCCTTTCAAA